GAGATTTTGCTTGAGTTGAGACATAGTATTGGTTCTAACTCTAGAAGCGTGTCAGTCAAAGGAGGCAACACAATTCAGTTTCACTTAGGGAACCTGCCGGAACTTACAGACAAGGATGAATACAGAGTGATCGGCAGTCATCCGACAGTTGTAGAACATGGGATTAGCTTTTCAGAGCAAGAGCGAAACTTAAAAGATCCTGCGTTTTGGAACAAGTATTTGCGGAAGGGCGATGTGATGGCATATTCATATGATAATGGCCAGCACATCTTCTTTAATATGGATGACGTAATCGATTTTATCTGCAATCGTATTGAATGGCGCTATCTTTCAACCGGCCGACTGAAGGGAGACTTCGTTGACGGCGAACACCGCCAACAGCTGCTCACCTATGAATACCGAGCAAAGAAAAAGTCTTTTGTTTTGGGCGCCCATGGCAGCAAGAAGGGTAGACAATTTGTTGAAACTTTAAGAAAAAACGTGAGGTACTATATTAGATGACGAAGGTTAAAACTGTCTTGAGATATGCAGGTGGGAAGTCAAGAGCTATTAAGAAGATAACTCCGTTTGTGGAGCCGTATGATACAATAATTTCTCCATTTATTGGTGGAGGTTCACTAGAGGTGCACTGGGCGTCAATGGGCAAGAAAGTCGAGGGCTCGGACGTCTTTGATCTGCTTGTTAACTTTTGGGATATGTTGTTAAACAACAATGAAGAGTTGGTTTCAGAACTAAAGAAGATTACTCCCAATGTTGAAGAATACAAAGAAATAAAAGAGAAGCTTATCCAGACTCCACAAGTTCAACAAATGCTTAAAGAATGGAAGACTGATTTTTATCTCAGAGACCCTTCTGCAATAGACGGGCCAACACTTGCAGCATACTATTACTTTAATCATAATTGTTCATATGGTCCCGGCTTTCTAGGTTGGGCATCAAAAATATACATGGACCAGAAGAAGTGGAAAAAGACCATAGATAAGATAAAAAACTTCTCCTGCCCTAGTCTAAGTGTAACACATAGGGGATTTGAAGAAGCAATTCAAAGTAACCCTGACAAGTTTTTGTATTTAGACCCGCCGTACTATTTGGAGAAAGACGCTGACAACAAAATGCTGGGTGGGATCTACCCGATGAAAAACATTCCAGTGCATCATAACTCTTTTGATCATGAAAAGCTAAGAGACTTGCTGCATAATCATGATGGTGATTTTGTTTTGTCGTATAACAATTGTGAGACAATACGAGAGTGGTACTCCGGCTACGAGTTCTTTTATCCAGAATGGCACTACTCTATGGATGTTGGTGAAACACGTATTGGAGAGAACAGGTTAAACCGCATAGACGAAGAACAAAACAACGAGGCGGTTCAACTTCAAAAAGCTATTGATCGGCTGCAAACTCAGGTTGAAACAATAACTGAGATTTTAGGAGAATACGGAATTGAAAAAACTCCTAACGGCGAGTTAAAATGTTTGGATAAAGTTTCAGCAAAATTGAAAACTGAGAAGCATGATATTCTCAAAAAAGAATCACATGAAATATTAATTGTAAAAAGGAAAAATAATGAATAAACAAACACAAGTAGTAATGTTCTCGTCGAAGACGGGTCAATGGGGTACGCCTCAAGAATTTTATGACAAACTTGACTGGCGCTTCGGGCCATTTAACTTAGACCCCTGCGCAGATACAGACAATGCAAAGTGTACTAAGTTTTTTACTGAGAGCCAAGATGGCCTTTCGCAAAGTTGGGAGGGGTTTACAAGCTTTGTAAACCCTCCATATGGAAGAGGCATAGAAAAGTGGATTAAGAAAGCATATGAAGAATCCCGAAAGGAAGATACAAAAGTTGTTATGCTTATCCCCGCACGGACTGATACAAAATATTGGCATCAATATGTAATGAAAGCTGACGAGATCCACTTTGTGAAAGGCAGACTTAAATTTGGCGATAGCGAAAATTCAGCCCCCTTTCCATCTGCGGTCATTGTATTCGATGGGTGTAACCAGAGGCAGATATTTGGAGCGATGAACCGATGAACCGCCAACAGCGGAGAGCGCTAAAAAAACACGCCGGTATAAAAGCGCAAGAAAAAATGTCCCAACAAGTGGCACAGTTTGGAAAAATGCCGGAACAATGCCAAATATGTCAAAAAGAGTTTGACAAAAAGAATAAAGAAATGGTAGAATCATGGTCTGTAGTGGTAAAGCAAGAAGTAGTTAGATTGTTTTGCCCCGATTGTATGAACACCGCAAAGGAGGTAATAGGTGCCAGTAACCAGAATAACCCGTGATGCATTGGACACACTGCTTAGGGGCGAAATAAAAGAAAATGCGACATTCGTTTTGAAATTTTATTCCAACGATTGTCATTTGTGTCATAGTCTTAAGGACTATTACATCGATATATCTAATCGAGAAGAATATAAAGACTTGTATTTCTTTGCCTATAATATAGATGATTATCCAGAGTTGGAAAACCGGCTTAAGTTTAAAGGTGTGCCGACAATTTTTGTAATTCACTCAAACATCGGTAATCGAAGACCAACTCTAAGACTTTTGCCTGAACCAGAGAAACCTAATGATAAAACATGGTACAAAACCAGCGACATTTGTAATTTTTTGAATAGGGAGGCGTTATGAAAAATACACTATCTTATGATGACGTGTTGCTAGTGCCGCAGTACTCAGATATTAAATCAAGATCAGAGGTGTCACTAGAGACTAACTTAGGAAATGGCTTGGTGCTATCTGCTCCAATTTTTTCCTCCCCGATGGACACGATTTCAGAAACTCCGATGGCCATCGCTATGGGGCAGTTTGGAGGTGCGGCAATTATACACCGTTATAACACACCGAAAGAACAATCAAAGCTTATAAGCATGGCTTGTGACCTGACTGGTAACACCAGTGTTGGTGCTGCTGTGGGGATATCCGATGATTTCTTAACTCGCGCAAAATTGCTTAAGCAATCTGGCGCCGACTTTATATGTGTTGATGTCGCCCATGGGCACCACATACTTATGAAGGAGGCATTAGCCGCTCTGCGCGCTGAACTAGGCCCAAATTTTCATATAATGGCCGGCAACGTAGCCACGTTACAAGGAGTCAACGATTTGGCTGATTGGGGCGCTGATTCAGTTAGATGCAATATTGGTGGCGGTTCTATTTGCTCCACGCGAATACAGACCGGCCATGGTCTCCCAGGTCTGGAGACAATTTTCGAATGCGCCAAGACCGATCGTGATGTGGCGATTATCGCAGACGGAGGCATAAAGAACTCTGGTGATATGGTTAAGGCCCTTGCCGCCGGCGCAGATGCCGTGATGTGTGGTTCTATTTTTTCTGGTACAGACGAAACGCCCGGTAAGATCTTTGAGCAGACTGATGGTACCAGATGGAAAACTTATAGAGGTATGGCCAGCAAAGAGGCTCAGGTAAACTGGAGAGGTCGCTATTCTTCGCACGAAGGTGTCTCCACCAGAGTGCCTTACCGAGGTAGCGTCAAAAAGCTCTTAGAAGATATAGAAAGGGGCTTGCGTTCAGGATTATCGTATAGTGGCGCACGCAGTATAGCTGAGTTGCAATCTAAGGCTGAGTTTGTTATGCAGACCAGTTCTGGCTTGGGCGAGAGCAAGACACACATCTTAAATAGGGCTTGGTGATATGTCCGAAGATATAAACTATGGTAAAAACAATAAGAGAATAATCTTCACTGACACCGACCATCGCCACGCGCAATTAACACTAAAGTTAAAAGATGATGGAATGACACAGGCTAGATTCTTTAGGTCAATCATCACTGGCTACTTATCGGATGACGACAGAATTAGAAGTTATGTGGTCGATTCTGGTGATTTGTCTAAATACAAAAAGCAAAGAAACACCAGACTCAGAGAAACCGGTAAACAAGTAATTCATGACTTGGGATTATCCGAGGATCAAGTAGATAACATCTTCGATCTAATATCAGAGGAGTTCCCAGAATTATGAGAGGTGACGGATTACTACCGTGTAGCAGAGAGTGTTTGAAGAAAAAGAAAAAATGCCCTCAAGTACAATGCAAACACTTTATACATTATGAAGATGAATATAATTGTAGTCTCATATCAATCCATAAAAATGGTCGCATGACCTTGCGTGAGGTTGGAGATAGGCTACGAATATCATTCGCGAGAGTTAAACAAATTGAAAGTGCGGCTCTCAAGAAAATAAAAAACACCGACCTATTTTCTTTTAAAGATATGGGTTAATCGAAAAATACGCACTATTTATACTAGAATTTAATTTCATTATTAAGGAGAGAAATTTAAATGTCCCGTAAAACTTTACTTACTGAAGCTGAAGTACGTCAGTTTCTTAAACTTGCAAACATTGGCCCAGTAGGTGACGCCAAGGTTCAGGAAATGTACCACGCCAAGCGCGACGACGAAGAAGTCGAAGAAGGTATGCGCGGCAAGCGCGATGATGAAGACC